AAAATAAATAAGGTGGTGAAATAAATAAATGGCTACAAATACAAAAAACGTAATCGTCGGTGCAGCATCTCTATTCGTTTCAGTTGGTAACAGCTCAAATAATACAGGTCGCCCAACAACATACAAATCAGATCTTTCATCTTTAATGCCAGCTAACACATCAGCACGTACAGGACTTCTAAGTTCTTCTGCTTATCGTGAAGTTGGTTATACAAATACAGGTCTTGAGGTTTCATACGAACCAACATACGGTGAAGTAATGGTTGATCAACTTCTTGATGCAGCTCGTATCTTCAAGCAAACACTAAAAGTTATGCTTAAGACCGAACTAACAGAAGCAACTCTTGAAAACCTACAGTTCTCATGGGGTCAAATGGATAGCGTATATGTTGCAAACAATACCAACTCAGTTGTTAACGTTCCAACATTGCTAAATAATGATTCTGCTGTTAACAGCACTCCAGATACACCAGCAGCAACACTAAACATTGCAGCAGGTGCTCTAGGTGATGCTCCAGTAGAGCGTGTACTAGTTGCAGTTGGACAAGCTCCAGCACAAATCGGTACATCAGCAGCTTTCAACGATCCAGCAGCAACAGGTTCAACACCAGTTGTTTCAGTTGGAACAGGTTCAGTAACTACTGTTGCTCGTCAAAAAGAACGTGTCTATGTTGCACGTCGTGTTGTTTCTATTGATACAACAGCTCACGGACTAAAGCGTGATGCAGCAACTGTGTTCCCAGTGAACTTCCGTTGCTTGCCAGATTCTGACTCACAATATGCTGGTGCAGAATATGGCGTAGTAATTGACCGTGTCTACGGTACATTCTAAAAAACTTAATATACAATTTAATAAGATTCAAGCCCCGTCAATTATGGCGGGGCCTCTGAATTTGTATTGACCATATATATTGGTATAATTTAATTAAACAAAGGAGCTATAACTTGGCAACAACAGTGTATGATGTAGTAGAAATTGAATTAAGTAATGGAGAAGTCATTACTTTAAAACCACTACCTATTAAGCAATTAAAAAAGTTTATGGATGCAGTAAAAGAAATGGAACTTCCAGAAAACGAATCAGAAGACGCAGCTATGAGCGTTTTTATTAAAGCAGCAATGATATGCCTAGAAGCATCAAAATCCCCTTTGGCAAAAGACAAAGATTTGTTTGAAGAAACGATTGAAGTTCCTACCATGATGAAGATTCTTGAGGTTTGCGGAGGATTAAAACTTAACGACCCAAACCTACTGGGAGCAAGTCTAGTTGGGACGAACTAGACCTAGCCTCCCTTGAGTCCGAAGTTTTCTTGTTAGGTCATTGGAAAAATTATGACGAACTTGAAAGCAACCTTTCTTTAGATGAATTAATGGCAACATTAAATGCATCAAGAGAAAGAGAAAAACGTGAAAGGAAATTCCTAGCAGCAATTCAAGGCATTGATATTGATGATGAAGATAAAGAACCAGAAGACATCACAGATCTACAAAATGCTAAAATTGCAAAAGACGAAGGATTCGGAATAAACGAAGGACTTGGCTTTATGTCTATGGAGGGGTGATAAGTGGCTAATATTCAATTAAAGATCACCGCATTAGGTGATTTCGCAAGTGTTAATGCCCAACTTAAAGCTTTACAAACCCAAGTCCAAACTTTACAAAAAAGTATTGCGGGAGTAGGATTAAGTACTGATCTTACATCTCAACTTAAAGGAATTCAAAATGAATTCAGTAATGCACTTGTATCAAGTGGTAACTTTACAAAACAAACAGTTCAATTAACTTCTGAAACAGAAAAGTTTGGAAAAGCTTTACAATCAGGTAAGCTAAGTCTTGGTCAATATTTTGGCATTATTACTGGAAGATCAGCAGAAGCTCAAAAATCAGTTCAAGCACTTGCCGTAGAACAAGTAAAATTAAATAATTCTATAGTACAACAAGATATTACAAAGCAAGGTGTATACAGTGTGTACACACCAACAACCATTAATGCTACCGCCAAAGCAGTAGAATTAGCCGCTGCTAAGCAAAATATTTTTAATATTGCTGTTCAACAAGGTTCTCAAAAGCTTATTGATTTTGGTAAGAATACTCAGTGGGCAGGTCGTCAATTAACAGTTGGTCTTTCTATGCCAGCATTGCTATTTGGTAGCCAAGCAGTATCAGCTTTTAAAGCAGTAAATACTGAATTAACTAGATTACAAAGACTTTATGGAGAAGGTCTTACACCTCCATCACAAGCACAATTAAATCAAATTTCTGATCAAGTTTTGAAGTTAGGTGCACAAGTTGCAAGTCAAATGGGTATTGCTCAATCAGAAACAACAAAGGTTGCTGCTAATTTTGCTGCTATGGGTAAACAAGGTCAAAGCCTACTAGATGTTACATATCAAGCACAGAGACTGTCCAAGCTAGGAGCAATTGATGCTACACAAGCAACTAATACAATTGTGTCTCTTCAAAATGTATATAAAGTAAGCACTACAGATCTTGCTAATGCTGTTAACTTTATGTCATCTATGCAGAAGCAAACTACAATGTCTTTACAAGATATGACTGATGCTATTCCACGTGTCGGTCCAATTATGGCACAACTTGGTGGCTCATATAAAGATACCGCAGTTATGTTACTTGCAATGCGTGAAGCAGGAGTTCCTGCAGCACAAGCTGCCAACGCTCTTAAATCAGCATTTGCATCTATAATTGCACCAACATCTGCAGCATCAAAAGAATTTCAATCATTCGGGATTAACCTAGAATCAATTAAATCAGCAGGAACACCAGTTCAAATGCTTATGTCATTGCAGACAGCATTGGCAAATATAGCACCTTTGGCAAGAGAACAATTAATTGAAAAGCTTTTTGGTAAATTTCAATTTGCTCGTGTTTCAGCACTTCTTGATAACTTTGGAAAAGTTGGATCACAAACTCAAAATGCTTTAAAGGTTGCAGGAGCAACAAATGCTCAACTTGCAACTTTGGCGGGACAAGAAATGGCTCAAGCAACTGCTTCTACAACAGCAAAATGGCAAAGAGCAGTAGAAGGGCTTAAGGCTTCACTATATCCAATAGGACAAAAAATTCTTGAAGTTGGATCTAAGATATTAGAGTTTGGTCAAAAAATTGCAGATTTTTTCAATAAACTACCAGGACCTATTAAATCAGGTCTTGGAATTTTGTTAACACTCGGAGTAATAGCTGGACCAGTTATTATGATTACTGGTTTGTTTGCAAACTTGATGGGTCAAGTAATAAAGGTTGGATATTCATTGCTTGGTGTTATTGATGGAAGTAAAAAGTGGAGAGACTTAATGACTCCCGCTGGCATTGCTGCAAAAACAGCAACAGATGCATTTCAAACAGGTTTGCTTGAAAATGTTACAGCAGTAGATACACTTAATGCTGCACTTCAAAGATTAATTACAAGTCTTGAATCAATTAATATGAATTTCAGTGCAGGCACAGGAACATCCTTACTTGGAAAAGTTGAAGCAGCTGCAGCTACAGAAGTAGCATCAGGTCAATTAATATTGCCAGGAATGGCAACTGGAGGCTATGTCCCAGGAACTGGAAATACAGATTCTTATCCTGCAATGCTTACTCCAGGAGAAGCGGTAATTCCAAAGAGTGCAGTAGCAGAACATGGACCATTAATTAATGCAATTATATCTGGAAGTTTGCCAGGATATAATGATGGACTTAGAGCTAATGTAAGACAACAATATGGTGGAAATTTTAATTATTTATCTGAAAGTGGAAATGTAAGAAGTTATGCAGATAGAGAAGTAGCACATCTTGATGCCCCAATAGATTTGCCATCAGGTGCAAGTGAAGAAAATGCAAAGGTTGCAATGTACCATAGAGAGATAAATCAAGGTACAAACAGCGGTATGTCAGCAAAAGATTACTTAGACTATTTAAATGGACAAACAATGTCCGTGGGTAATGGTGGAAGACTGATGCCAAATCTAAAAGTTGTTGATGCAAGTGGCAACCCATCTTCAAGATCAATTACTCATAATCAAGAGTTGGCTTATGGACCAATGGCAACAACTGCAGGTATAACTGATCCAAAACAAAGACAAAGTTTTTATGATGAAATTGATAAAAGAATAAAAGCATGGTTAGAGCCATTAGCTAAAGCTAATAAACAAATTAGAGACGTAGCTGGCCCAGGGCAAGGAAGTGCAACTCAAGTAGGACAAATTGTAAATGAAGTTTTAAAACAACAAAATTATGGTCAGGCAGAAGATGCGATTAGCACTTTGCAAGCACCTCTTGAAACAAGAACTACGGGTAAAGGCAGATCGGGAAGAACTAGAAGGTTTGTGGGTGGTGATACCAGAATATCTGGAATAGTTGCAAAGATACTAGCTGGTAAAAATGTAACCAAAGCACAAGAAGATATTGTTTCTAATTCAGGAATTATTGATTCTGGTAATTTTGCTAAACTTGATACAGAAGCAAGAAAACAACTTCAAATAGAATCTCCTTCCAAAAAAGGAGAATCTACAGGAAAAGATTATGTTTCAGGACTTCAAAAGGGTATTAAAGAACAAGCACCGCAACTATGGACAGAAGGAAAACAAACAGTTTCTGAACTTCACAATGGTATTGATGAAGGACTTAATGGATCTGCAGGACAATCAAAAATTCAAGGAATGTTTAATAAAGCATTTGGAGCCAACTCCCGCCTAGGCGGAATGATGTCTAAGTTCTCTGGTATGAGCATGATGGGTCGCATGGGTGTTGGCATGGGTATGGGCATGGTTACACAAATGGCTTCTCCACTTATTAATAAAATTCCAGGTGGCAATTTAATATCTGATGCAATGTCAGGAGCATCAATGGGTGCTGTCTTTGGTCCTTGGGGTATGGCAGCGGGAGCTGCAATAAGCCTTGTAACAGGTGGCATAAAGTCATTAATGAATATGGAAAAACAGCATGCTGCTGAATCTAAAGCAGATTTTCAATCAAGTGCAGATGCAGTTCAAATTATGGGCGGTCAAGTTGCAGACACTACTCATATAATGAGTGTTTGGAATGATACTGTAATAAAAACAAAAGACAAAGCAGTTAAGCCATTAGCAGATGGAATTGCTTATACTAGAGATCAATTAAATTCTTTTACTAATTTATTAAAAACATTACCAAAAGATAATCCATTAACACTAGTAATGTCTCAAATAAAAGGACTTGGTCAAGGAGATGCTGCTAAAGTGGCACAAGAGTTTGCTAAAACTCAAATGGCTATAAATGGAATAAGCAAGTCACAAGCAGACTCCCTAGTTCAAATGATGTTAACAATGTCTGGACATAATGGTGCAGGGGCGGGAGTTGGAGTTGCAGATCAACTTTCAGCTATTAAATCTACCCTGTCTTCATTAAAACCAGATACAAAACAATTTTCAGATTTTGTAGGACAAATAACAAACCTTGCTGTAAATACAGATTCATGGGATAAATACAAAACTATAATTGATTCTATAGGAACCTCTGCTCAAAATTCAAAGAATTTTCTTGATGGATTAATTCAATCGTTAATTGCAGCTGGAGATTATCAAGGTGCTAATAATATTGGTGCATTAAAGGGCCAAGGCTTCTCAACTAGACAAGCAGTAGATTTATTGAAAGCTCAACAAGCAGGAGTTAGTGTTGATACTACAGGTGCAAAAACTGCAGGATATGTTGCTCTTGATATTGCAGATAAATCAAATGTAGCTGGAAAACAAACATTAGCACTTGAAAATGCTATTACTGCAGCAATGAAGAAAAAAAATGATGCAACTGTTGCATCAACTAATGCAACAAAAGCTGCAACTGCAGCAGCTGTTGCAGATACAGCAGCATTAACTGCAAAACAAAAACTTCTTGATGCAAACTTAAAATCTTTACAAGACTTACAAAAACAACAAACCGAAAATACAAATTATGCTACAACAAAAGAAGATCTTAAAAATCAAATTTTGATGGCACAAGCAACAGGTGACAATCTAAAAGCACAATTATTACAACAACAATTAATGGGTACCACTAGAGATTTTAATCTTCAAAATAAAGTTAATGAGGCCCAACAAGCTGTTGATGCAAATAGATTGCTTTTAGATGCAGCAAATGCTACTAAAAATGCAGTAGTTAGTGGAACAACCGCAACAGTAAGTGCTATACAAGCTGCTGCTGATAAAATTTCTAAACAAGGTGATGTAAAAGTAAATGCTGGAGACAGTAAATCTTCTGCTATAGATATGGGTGATTTAAAGAGTATATATTCACAAAATCCAGATTTAAAACCAAAAGCTGGAGGCGTATTAAATCCTGGAGTTGATCCAAGCCAATGGAACACAGCCCTAGGAAAATTAGTTGGCGGTGCCTCTGCAAGATCACAAATAAAACTTTTAGCTAAAGAAAGAAATCTACAACCAGGGCAATATTTTTCAATTGAACATAATAACTTAAAATATACTTTTTTGGTAGGCACAGATTCTAATATAGAAATGATTGGTAAGCCTTCAAAAATATCACCAGTTTCCAAAGCCTCTGGAGGACATATTTCAGGTCCAGGATCTGCAACATCCGACTCAATTCCCGCCATGCTTTCAAATGGAGAATATGTAGTTAATGCAGGTGCTGTATCACATTATGGCAAGGGAACATTTGATGCACTTAATTCCATGCATTTAGCTAAAGGTGGAGTAGCAAGAACCAATTCATCTATCACTTACCATCGTCAACATATGAATAGAATTCCACGTCATTTCGCTACTGGTGGATATGTGCCAGCAGCAGTTTCATCTTTGATGTCTCTCTCAAGTGTCCCGCATTATTCTGCAGGTGGATCAGTATCAAACACAGGGGGAAATGTAGTATATAATGTAAATGTGAATGTTGATAAGATTGATTCAACTGTTGATATGACTAAGGCAATAAATGATGCCATGGCAAAAGTTGAAGCAAAGGCAAAAATGAGCGGTATGATGAGTAAGGTAGGTCACTGATGTCGTATTCAATAAATTCAGGAATTGAAGTATCAATAGACAACTCTACTTGGTATAAATTAACAGATGATAATCGTCAACCAATTAAAGTAGCATATGAAGTTATTGAAAAAACTAACCGTATGGCAGATGGAACTTTACGTAGATATGTAATTGCAAGAAAGCATAAGATAACTTCATCTTGGCAAAATGTATGGAGTAAAACTGCTAATTCTTCAGATGGAAATTATGCGGGAGCATGGATGAAATCTTTCTATGAAGCTAATGTGTTTATTCCAATTTATGTAAGACTTACAATAGCTTCCACAAACACCCAAAATATAAATACAACAGATGGTTTTATTCCTACAGAAACCGTAGCAACAAATTATGTATATACAAATGGTGATACATATGTACCTTCATATGTGGCAAATAATTCTAACAATATGACATACAATGTTTTTATGACTGCATTTGATTATGAAGTTGTTAAACGTAATAAAGACTTTGATTTAGTAAACATTAATATAGAGTTTACGGAGATCTAATGCTAGGAAATTCAACTATCCAGCAATATTTTGCGTCTGGAGATTCACATTATGTAACCCCGCAAGTTTCTATTGAATGGAACTATAACCTTTTTTATGCACCATACTCAACTACAAATGGAACAGGAACAAGAATAATTCCTGCGGGGACTTGGGATAATCCACCATCAACAGTAAGCAACGGAAGAATTACTTCAGTATTTAAAGCAGATTTGGGACTAACAACCAGATCATGTTATTCTTTTGCGGGAGTTAATGGGTCAGGACAATCTACATTAACTATATCTAATATTACTTCTACTACAAATACATACAAGATTTCATTTTATGCAAAAGTAGATAGAGATGTTGCTGTAAGTTTGTCTGCATTAGCTTATATTGACTATCATAGAGCACATTCACAATCACAAAACATTGATAGTGTGACATGGACTAAGTTTGAAATTTATTTAAGTTCCCGCCCAACACAAGCTCCGTATTCAAATCCACAATTGTCATTTCATCACTCTACTGCAGATGTTTCAAACCTATCATATAATATTTTAATTGATCAACTTGAGATACATCAAACTACAGACTTTGAATATCAATATGGAAATCTATGGACAACTGACTCACCATTCCATGCTTTTAGACCAGGTGAGAGCTATGTTCCATCGGGCAATTCTTTAGTGCAACACTCATCAACATTTAGACAAATTAAATATGATTTTTCATCACAAGTTGCAAACTTCAATAATCAGATAATGCCAGTAAGTCCTGTACTCTATCACCCAACAATGATGGGTACTAACAAAGCAAACCCTATCTATAAAAATGGATTTTTGTCTGAATGGTCTCAATATAAATATTTTGTAGCAGATCCAGATACTCAATCAATTACTGCCGTATATGATCAAACTCTTTATGTTAATAAATTAGTAATTAAATTTAATTTAGCATACTCAAAGCCATCCAGTTTTTTTGTAACTATTTCAAACAATACAGAAACAAATTCAGGATATACACAACTTACCAATACCGTTATTAATCTTACAAATGCAGACATAGATGGATCTGGAACATGTATTCTTTATTTACAACCAGATGGTTCTTGGAAATCAGGTGCTACTGGATATTCTTGGACATCTACCCCGCAATTTGATTTCAGTGGAATTATTAGATTTGGCGGGAATAATGGAAATGCTGCTACAGTAGCTATTAATAAAATAACATTAACCCAAAACTCAGCTACAACAGATTCACATTATGCATCATATCCTGCAGATGTAACAGAAATGCAAAGAATGCAAGTAGTTGAAGTATCACCTAGACTTGAAATAGATGTTAGTTATTTCACTATGTCTACAGATATAGTGGCACAACTAGATAACAAAATGAATCCACTTCCAATATCTGCTATATCTTCTAATATGGCAACTATTACTCTTTCTAACGTCCCGCTCACAGTAAGTAATCAGGTTTTAAGCTTATTCTCTAATAACTCAACAACTTCAATACTAAAAGGGTTATTTAGAAATTATGTAAAATGTTATGTAAATTATGTTATTAGAGATAATGTAACGGGTGCATCAACTTCAGATAAAGTAATTCCAGGCGGAGTTTTTTATGTAGATACCTGGGATGTAAAAGACATTGAAAAAACTGTGATTACTGCATATGATATAACAAAATATTTGCAATTAGCACAGCCTACAGATTATGTTTCACAATCCGAAGATGCATTTAGATTAATAAGTAATATTTTAGACTTTGCTGGATTTACTGATTATAATTATGACGAGCTTAGAAGAGTAACAAAATCAACGATTAAATTATCTGACGGCACAATTCAAAATAATAGTACTCCATTGTCTATGAGGTATTTTTATGTTGATGGAACTCAACAAAAAGTATTTGACGTGTTAAGAGAAATATTTGAAGTTTATCAAATTGCAGCCTATATAGATTCATCTGGGGTAATGCGTTTTATAAATATTGATGGTATTTTTGATCCTTCAAATCAAATTAATATGTTGCTACATGACAATAAATACCCACAAACCATTAATACTCCAGTTGGAGGATTAACTATTACCAGCAATATTGTTCAGGATACATATACTGAGACAACTAAAACAAAAGTTGGAAAAGCAACTCTTACTTATAAAACCCCGCAACTCAGCAAAAAGATTGCAACAGATGGAAGCCTACTAGATAACAATTTATATGTAGATGCTAAAGCAACTTTTCAGCAATCATCAGATGTAATTTGGGATTCAACAATAGATGAATCAACAACATATAATCACTTACAAGAATCTATGAGTCTTTATCAAAACTATTTTAGAGTGCCAGTAGATGAAGCAAGGGCAGCTTCTACAGCACAAGTTAAATTTAATTCATACGGAATTGATCATGACGGATTTGGAATTATTGAAGGAGAAATTGTAAGTTTTAAATATAAAGAATTTGCTTTTACTACGCCTGCAGGAGTGCAGATTAGGTCTATAGCAAACTCTGCAGACTTTGCTGCACAATTTGCAGAAGTTGTATCGCAGGCGGGAGCCAATAATAATGTTGGAGTATCCGCAACAGGAAGAATAACAAATGTAGATAGAGGTTTATTCAATACCTTTATTAGAGAGCATATTGTTATGGATAGCAATAACCCATCAACAATTACAGCTAAATTAGATATATCTGGAGCTTCAAGTGTAACAGTGGATAAAGATCACCTACTTTCATTATCTTCATTAAGTGGTGAAATTTCAAAAATAACTTGCTTAGACCCCTATTCAATTTCTCAAAGAAATGATTATAATACATTTTCAACAAAGATATTTTTAGGTAAAAATACATCAACCGCAGGATACGCTAATTATCCAAATGGTACAAAAATGGGATTAGTTTTACATGATACAAATCAAAACCCAAGTATGTATATTGGAATTACTCAACAAAAAGATTCTAAGGGTAACATTCAGTATTTACTTACAGTAACATCAGATGGTACAAAAAATCTTTTATCCTCACAAACTCAAAATATTAATGTTACTAGTGTAATTAATAGTCAAGCAGAACTATTTCCAATTGGCTCACCTTTTGAAGAATACGGAAAGTTTATTAATTTAAAAATTGTTAAAACCAATAAACAAGATGCTGCTTTTTCAATATTTTTAAATAAAGAAAAAATTCCATTAATTACAGCGGATGCAACATGCCCAGATACTTCTGGAAAATTTGGAGTATTTGTTTCGGGTACAACAGGAACCGCAACGGGATCTTCAACATGCCCTCCTGGGTTTTCTCCAGACGGTGCGGGATATTGTATTAACAATAATGTTCCTTATAATATTATTGCAGCAATTCCAGTTGTATCTTCATCTTCATCTTCTGTAAAATTTAAAGAAATATATGCAACTCAAACCGCAATTATAGATAAAAATATATTTTATCATTATCAATTGCCTTGGTTTGCAGAAAAAATTGCAAGTAATAAAAAAATATTTGAAACTAGTTTTATAGTTCAATCTCAACCAACAATTATTGGAATTAACTATTATGATATTAAAGATGCACAAGCACCATCTCTTGACGCATATCCTTTAAAAATAACTTATGATTGGTATTATTACCTTGATGGTAATTTGCCTACTCCTATTCCAGCAAATACTACTACTCCTAATTTACCGTATATACCAGTAGACCAATATTCATTAAATTATTCACCGATATATCACTCTGGATTTAGAAGTAGATTTGCAATTGTAAATTGTTCGCCATCTCAAGTTTGGATTAAAAAATCACCAGACCCTGTAAATAAAATAAATGTTGATTTTAGCTTAATAACAGATTCTCTTATAACCCTAGGACCAGACGTAACCATAGAAAAAGTTTTTGATCAAGCAAACATAAATGAAACTGTTGATATAACTTCAAGCTGGGTACAAGATAAAAATACTGCAACCGCAATTTTAAGAAGTATCTATAGGGCTTTGGACGGGTTTACAAGAGATACTGTTATATCTATATATGGAAATCCTTTGTTTGAAATAGGAGATATAGTTAAAGTTAACTATGGATTAAAAAATATAGTCAATCAAAAGTATTTTGTTCAAGGCGTACAACAAACATTTGAAACTGGACTGGTTACAATTTTAACTTTAAATCAAATTGGTTGATTTTGTTGTTAAAATGATATAATTTAAGTTGGAGGGCATATGGCTATAAGTTACGGCAGATCATCATCTAAACCAGTCACTGGTCATGTTGCTGCTAGTTTAAAGCAAAGACCAATAATTGCAATTGGTCCAACAGATCCAAGAAATAACCCAGCCTATTTATCCAAGAATCCAAATGTAAAAGTTTTAACGGCATCAGATTGGGCTAATTGGTTAAGAACTCAATCTGGATCAGGAATAAATGGTATCGTCAATGTAGCATCTGTAAGTGCTTCACAAATACTTGACAATACTTTAATAACCGATCCTAAAAACGGACAACTTGATGATTCGCTTCCAGTTTTAACAAACTTGCATTGGGACGGTACTTTTAAAACAGTAGCAACTACAGATCAAGGAATACTACAAGAAATAACAATAACCTTTGATTTGCCAGACGAAGATGATGGAACATATGAATATTTAGTTGAATTTGATCAAGTAGCATCTAATATTGCAGCACCACCAACAGCTGCTGGGGCATCTACTGGAAGCCTTGCCCCAAACGAATCCCTTCAAACAGTTAATGGAGCACTTGGAATTTTTGCGGTAGATCCAAATATATCTGTAAGAATAACAAATTCAACTTCAACTACTTTAAAAGTTGAATTTCCTAAAGTTTCAAATGCAGTTTCATATAATATTACTTTGCATGGATTAAATTTGCCAGCAAACACTGGTTCCCCCGCTGCCCAATATGCAAAAGTACCATCATATTCTGGTTATACTAAAACTTATACATCAGGATCAGTTCACGGAAGTTATGTAACTGGAACTTCTCCAACAAATAAAAATAACTTTTTATTTATTTTAACACAACAAAATGGTTATAGTTTCACTGGTTCTTATTCGGTTTCAGTTCAAGCAAATTATTCAACAGGATCTTCAAAGGCGGTGTCAAGTGCAACAGTCACAATTTAAAGGAACATATGTTTTTAAACAAGGAGATTTAGAAATTGGTAGATCAACCAATTTAATAACTTCTAACGGAAGAACAATGTTGATGCAATATTTGGCGGGATCAAGATTAAATTGGTCCGCAGATATGGCAATAGGAGCATTACCAACAACACCAACATCTGCAGATACTCAACTTAACTTTGAAACAG